TTAAGCAGTGCATGACCAAGAACATTATCCGGATCATTATGGATATGACTCCATACAAGCGGCACTACCATACCGTCACAGTCCTTGAAGGCGTCTCTTCGAATGGTTCGTCCGTCCGAACACAGCAGATCGTTCTTAGTAGCCCAGCCACTAAAATCGTATCTTTCTGCCATTTTGAATTTTACCTCCTAGTTCATGATCTCACTAATTGGAATTGAGCCCGGATCTTCTTCCTCCGGCGGTTCTTCCTCCGCAGAGCCTTCCATCGGTGCTCCAGATCCACTCGAAGCACCCATTGACGGATCTCCATACAGGTTACTATTGACAAGCTCATCCGCTTTTGGATCGTCTGATGGCTTCATACCAATAGCCTGTCTAATCTCATTGGATGTCATGATCTCGTTCCTTGTGAACTTGTCAGCAATCTCTGCCATATCGTTAACCGGAACAAGACGGAATGGATCTCTAAAGAATTCAATGGACTGCCCCTGAGTTCTCGCCGTCTTCGTGAGAAACTTTCTTTTGAACTCAAGTGCAATTGCGGATAAAATCGGTTCAATGGTCCTGTTGTAATAATTCAGCATTGTCTTCTCGTCGGCGACGCCCTTAAGCACCTCGTCGGTTATGCCAAGCTGGCCGTAAACCATAGTTGTAAGGTATTCAACCTGTTTGAGAAGATTGTTTTCTACCGGGCGGTTAAGCTGAGTTATGCGCTCAGTACCATCTGTATAAGCTATACCATACTTAGAGCCTGTGAGCTGGGCTTCGATCTGTTTCCTACGCTCCTCGGCTTGGTCTTTTCTGGTCTGGCTTTTAACAACATAAGGAAGCTGTATAATAAGATCAAGCTTCCCAGAGCTGCTCTGCTCGTCAACTACATCCAATAAAGCAAGCTTTCGAATGAGTCTTTGAAGAGTAGAGTTCGGTTCATTCATAACTGAATAAAGGGGATTCTCTATAATAGCAACCATCTTTTTAGGAAGTGTTACCTCCTGATGCTTGCCATTTTGATCGTTGTAAAGATCTACTTTCACATACTGTGGATACCACTGCACAATCTTTCCGACGCGCATAGTGTTTATCTGATAAGAATCCGTATGGCGAGGATCAATCGATGTTTCCACTGGAACTGCGCAAACGCACCCCTCTTCAAGAAGTGATTGAACAAGATCTTGTAAAAACGAACGGCTCGTTTGGTCTATGTTTGCTTCTAATGTCAAAACATTATTAAGACCGGAGTCAACATCCTTTAAATATCGTCCTTCTCCATCCAGCTTGACATGCTTCAAATCAATCGCTGCAGCATCTATAGCAATTCTTGTAATTATAGACGCAACAACCGAACGCTCCCCACCTCTATAATGATAAAATCGGTCTGGTCTATAAGAAAAACCCCCATATACAGTTGGCTGTAATGGGGGAGTTGGATCTCTGCTTGTAAAAGCATTCCAGGCGTGTTTTAGCCTATCTGAAAATGTGTAGTCAGGCATCATTAATCACCTTTATATACTCTACGTATATCCTTCTTTGTAGTAACTTCTGAAATCGGCATTTCCATCAAAGCCTTTCTCTTATCTAAATACCGTCTAGCTGTGTTAATATGGGAATTACGTTCATCCCTTTCGGACTTTATCATATCGCGCACACGCTGGTTAGTATTCCAATCGTAATGCATTGTATCGGCTAAGGAAGCCCAAGTATTATAAGAGTTTTCGCCAAAACGTTCTTCGTATTTTCGCTTCTGTTCGTTTAATGCTTCGGTTCTTCGTTCTTGATAGATATCAGCCTTTGCGCCATGCTTTTTCAAATCGTTCACATTGTGTTGTGCTTGCTTAGCGTAATAAACCTCCCAAGAAGCTCTATTCTTGGAGCGCCCTGCCAGTTTATCCCTATATTTTTCTGCTTTTACAAGATTCTTTGTACCTGATAACTTGTCTTTTGCTTTACTAGCATCGCTCGTTTTACGCTCGGCATTTTTACGAAGTTCCTCAGCTTTTCGATTATTCTTGGTGCCTTTAATTCTGCTACTAATAGCATGGCGTCTTGAAAAAGACGCCGCATCTTTACGAGCCTGTTTAGCATCGCTCTTTGCGCCTCGATAATTAGACTCAGCAGAGGATACACGCTCATCCTTGCGAACCCCCCATTTCATTCCTTTGACTCCATAATGATAGAGTTCATCGGAATATCTGATTTTATAGTTCATATAGAAATTACCTCCTTAATCCATATAATCATCAGGATTTGGGAGCACATACTCTAGTGCAACTTCTATAAAGCCGCCCTCCCTGTTATACTGGATACCTTTTGTTTTAAATTTGCTCCCGGCGGCAAATAACGTTTCAAACTCCTTGCTAAATGGTGGCCCACCACTCTTTTTGCCGTCCCATTTAGGTGGATGCGACAAATCTCCATATGCACTAATATGTTCAATGAATGCCGCGTGTGCGCCTTTTGGCGTCAAAACCTTGTATTTAACGCTACCAGTAAACCCACTATTAGAGGTTGTGCTGGTGGAAAATAATCCATGATTTGTATTAACAGCACCGATAAGTTTGGAAGCTGCTCTTGAATCTTTAGCCGCAGCAATTAATTCTTCTCTAGAACATCCTAAAAAAGAGCATGCGTTATCCATCGACAAGCCCTGCGTACAAATCATAGGGTGTGGAAATGACGCTTTTTCCAGAGCGCTATTTGCAGCTTTAATATAAGCGGCAGTGGCAGAATCTGTGTATTTAGAAACGTCATCACCTTTCGCGGCCCATAAAGCATTATTCATTTTTGTATAGGCATTAGTACTATAATAAGAAATGCCATCCTGCTCAGCTTTTGATAGTTTCTTCCACCACGAACCTGCAGATGATGTAAGCATTTCATTGATCGTCTGCTTATTTTCTTGGCTATTAGAAAATGCATAATAACCCTCAGCGCCGAAGGAATCTCTAAAAAAATCGGTCTTTCCGCTATCTTGCCCACGAAAAGATGGTAAATAATCTTTTTCGTTAGTATCAAAACCCACTCGTCTACGAGCATTGTATTTATAAGCACCATATGTAACCAACGCCGCTCCAGCTACAGCCGCACCAATCTTTATGGCCTTCTTCTGCGTATCTGTTAGCCGAAGACGTTTCTGTGATTCCTCTTCCTGCTCTATCTCAGCGGCAGATTTGCCAGTACGTCGAGCCTTCTCAACGATTCGGTCATGATTTCGGTGGGCACGTTCAATCTCTCGATCCTTCTGTTCAACAGATCTACGAATATCATCAATTGACACATCCCTCGATGCGACCACTGTTTTCCCACGAGATACCTTGCTTGCCGGCGTGGATCGTCTGCTTCGCCCAACAGGTTCATACTCTTTACGAACGCCCCACTTCATACCCTTGACACCGTAATGACGAAGTTCATCCGAATACTTTATTTTATATTTCATAAATATCACCATAGTCTGGTATCGCCCGGAGCTCTTTCAATCGGTTTGCTGCAAATTAAGAGCGACCCATCGCCGTAGTGAATAGCGTCATGAGTCTCCTTGGATACGCAAATCAAATAATCCGGATTGAGCAAATAATCCGTGGCGTCCTTAATATCATCCAAACTGATAGGGTTCATGTGATGGACATAGATCCGTCCAAAAATCTGCCTATCAAAAATAGCCAGATCGCATCCTTGGTCCCTGGCTATCACCCAATTTCGTATTTGTTTCCATTCAGTTGACCGATAAAACTCCTGATTAAAATATCTATCAAAACCGAATGTCTCTTGTCCTACTTTTCCGTCTAGTTTAAGGTATCGAAACCTTTCTTCAAAGGTTGATAAAGTTAATAAATGCTGATATGTGCGGGCCATTTTAATACATGTAACTCATAGCTTTCTGGGCGGCTTTGATATAATGAGAATATTTGTTAACATCTTCCAGCTTAATATCATAGCCCTTCTTCTGTGCGTATTTAACGCCGGCGCCAATCACTGCGGACGTTACAGCAGCTTTGACCGCGATCGTCATCGAACGTTTAAGTCCAGCTTTATAATTAGATCTCCTACGCCCGACATCCTGCGCTTTTCTAGCCTTAGCCCTTTCAACATCGTGCTTATTCATAAACTTAGAATAAGTCTTGTCATCGCCGGCCTTCTTGGCTCTCTTTGCCTCAGTCATATATTTTCTTGAAAGATCTTTACCAACTTCCTGGCGAACAGTACCCTTACGATACTCGGTGTTCTTCCTAAGGGCTTTTTTATACTCCCTCTTGTCCGATTTATACTGAGCCTTCTTTTCTTTATTGCCGCGATCTTTCTCCCATTCCATCTGGGACGCATTCTTCTTTTTACCAAGCGCAATAGCGTCATTCCTATTTGAAGAGCCTTCCTTCCACTTCTTAAAACTCTTATCAACTTTAGCATTCTGACGTCTTGCAATGGCTGCGCGAACAGAAGTCGGGCGATAATCTTTTCCGCCAGAGGCAGTTTGATCATTCCTAACGCCCCACTTCATGCCCTTGACGCCGTAGTGGTAGAGTTCATCTGATCTTATGATTCTATATTCCATACCTGTACCTACAATTTCTTTTTCATCTTAGTCAGACCGCCCCATACGTCATCGCTGGACGAAATCTGTTTGCCTGCAACGAATCCTTGCTTTTCGTATATGTGTCTTGCATCGGGGCTTTCGCCAGGAACCTCGAGCGTCATCTGTTTAAAACCAGCAGCTTTGACTCTTCCCGTTGAACTTTCGAGGATTGCCTGGGCATATCCTTTTCCACGCTGATTAGATTTAACGCCAAGCCATACGACATTAACCGAAGTATCTGACTCTTTATAAAGAGTTAAATCCGCGACCTTTTTTCCATTTACATATGCATCATAGATCCGAGTCTTATCTTGTTCTCTGGCCAATTTTGGGCTAACTTTTCGGAGTCCTTTTGCTAAAAGGCCATACTTCGCTCTACGCATTTCGATGGTGTCACCGTTTTTCGATTTAGCTGTATAATCGGGCGGGGACTGTTGTTTTCGAACGCCCCACTTCATACCTTTAACGCCATAATGTATCAAATAGTTACTCATTTTGAATTTATTCAAAGGCTTCCTTGTTAGCCTTATAAGCAATGTAAGCATCCATCATGGCCGCCACATTATCGATCTTCGCTTCACGTCTTT